ATATAATACAGTAACCAGAGGGGCACGTCTTAAAAAGTTATATATTGACTCAGGTTCATCAGGAACTGGTAAATCAAGACGTATGGCAGGTAATGCCGCCCATTTAGCTATTCCTATGTTCTTTAATGAAGAAACAGGAGAATGGGAAAACACTGGTATAGAAAATAAAGTATTATACATTACAACCGAATTGGAACATGCAGAAGTACAAACATTAATTATAGCATATATCTCGGGAGTAAATGAGGATAAGATACTTAATAACAAGTATACACAAGAAGAAAGAGAAAGAGTAGAATTGGCTATACAATATATCCAACAATATGATAATATCATTATTGAATTTCTACCTAACCCAAGTATTGCTACAATTCAAACAACTATTAAGAAGCATGTTTTGCAAGATGATGTAGAATATGTATTCTATGATTATATTCACATTACTTCAGGTTTAACTGAAGGAAGAGATAAGAATACTCGTGACGATGTAATTTTAATGTTAGTGTCAGATACATTAAAAAATCTAGCGAATGAACTTAATGTTCATATATCTACAGCTACACAATTGAATGGAGATTATGAAGATAAAGAAGTAAAAAATCAAAACTTAATAAGAGGTTCTAAAGCGATAGCAGATAAAGCAGATATAGGAGCTATCACATTGCCATTAAATAATGCAGAACAAGAATTAGGTCAAGCTTTGGCATTAAAATTAGGAACCCTTGAACCAAACTTTATAACTGATATATATAAAAACCGTCGTGGTAAATGGACAGGTATCCGAATATGAAGAAATATAGATTTAGGTACTTGTAGAACCATAGATTGTTTTGTAACTGACCGAAAAAATGAACCGATAGATTTTAATAGCACCAGAGTTCAAATTAAACAAGCAGGAAAAATCGGAGGCTTTGTAGTTACGGAAAATAAAACTGACCCTTACATAGATTTCGGTGAAGAAGTAAGGGTAGAAGTGGAGTAATATGCATGCAGGCGATATTTTAATTTCTAAGCTAAATTCTTCAGACATATTGCGTTTAATGGAGAAATTGGGTATCCCTGAAACTATGGCCAGATATGGGAATGATTGTTTAATCTTCCCCACTATCTGCCATAATGAATTAGTTTCTAACCCATCACACAAGTTATATTATTATGAGTCAAGTAAAAGGTTTTATTGTTATACAAATTGTAAAGCAATGAGTGTATATGATGTAATTATAAATAGTTATAAAGCTAGAGGTACAAAGATAACTTGGTCACAAGCATATGTTATTTTAGACTCCGTTGTCGAGGATAGAATGAAACATGGCTTTGCAGTTATAGAACCCCCAGCTGAGCATAAAGTTAAAAAGATAACTGAAGATTGGCCAGACCAATTAACTGTTTATAATCCACATGTTTTGGAGTGTTTTACTCAACAACCCAAATATTTGGCTCCATGATTAGAAGAAGGCATAGATTACGATGTATTAAAAGAGTTCGGAGTTAGATTTGATATGGTTCGCAATAGAATAGTATTTCCAGTCCTTGACCATCTAGGCAGATTGGTAGGAATAAAAGTTAGAAACTTTAATCAAAAGGACTTAGAAGAACATAGAAAGTATATGCCATTATGGCATAACAAGGAGCTGTATAATTATCCTAAAATGATGGTAGCATTTGGTTATTATCAAAATAGGCAAGTAATTAAAAAAGCAAAAGAGGTTATAGTATATGAGGCAGAAAAATCTGTTCTAAAGCATGGGTCATATTTTACCCAAAATAAATCTATAGCCATAGGTGGAAGTTCTTTTAGTGAATATCACGGAGATATATTAAAGAAAGCAGGAGTTACTAAAGTAGTATTAGCATTAGATAACGACTGAGATGATGATGGTAACAAAGAATATGGACTTAACAAAATGATTAACGAAGGTTACAAAGTTTTAGATATGGGTTTTGATGTAGAATTAATATATGATTGAGATGGAGATTTACTGGGAAATAAAGATGCACCGATTGATAGAGGGCGTCAAATATATTCTAAACTTTATAGAGAGAGAAAGAATATTAAAGAGTTCCCAAGAGAAGTAAATAGCAAGGAGGACACCGGTGAAATACCAGTTACGAACGAAGAACTATAACAACGAGACTCCGGAACTAGCTCTAAATGATTTATTATATGACAGAGGTATAGAAAATCCTGTTGAGTGATTATATCCTAAAGAGGAATATGAATACACTCCATTTAGATTTGCAAATATGAAGAAAGCGGTGGATATTTTACACACGGTGTTAAAAAGTCCAGAGTCAAGTATATTGGTCGTTGTAGACAGCGACTTAGATGGTTATACGAGTGGAGCTATTGTTTTAACTTTATTAAATCAAATAAGTCATGGTCAAGAT